CAAGTCATCATCACTCCTAATAAGTACGCACGAACTGAATTGCTTAGTAGGGGTACCGAGACCAGCAAGCACAGGAGTAGCAAGGGTAAAAAGTCCATCACTTGCTGCATTGTAGTATTCCTTTATATAACGCATGCGAGCCGAATTGGGTTCTTCTTTATGGAACACAGTGGCCGCTGCAATTATGTATCTAATTTGCGGAGTTTCATATGTTTGTTTTGTACTGCGATTTTTGACCAAATATTTTTCAATCAATTGTTCAATTGCTGCATACGAATACGTTTCATCCTTGGCATGATCCAGCATTTCATTCATGCGATTCCAATCTTCCTCACCATACCACTCCAGCAATTCCGGGGTATACAATCCTGTGGCTATGTTGGTCTTTACAATCTCATACAAGTGCGGTGGCGTATAACTTCCGTACACATCTTTCCGTAACATACTCAATCGTTGCTTGCCTGCCACAAACTGATAATTGGTGTGTCCCACGCCCGGATTGGATTCTACGTCAATTAAATCAACAATAGCACGTAAAGTAATCCCATCAATCTCCTTGGTGGTAATGCCGTCATAAAAATGCAATTGAGCTTTGATTTCCACCATACTCTGACTCACATCCGCTATGCCTGCACATACTTTGGCAATTTGTGTCTGCCATTTTTCGAGAGCAAGCGGCTCTCGTTGTCCGTGTCTCTTAACAACTGTTATAATCTTCATTCTACTCCTACTTTATTTGTAGTTTTATTTGGGTCTGGGTAATCTGGTGTTGAGACTTTGTTATTGGTCCCGGATTGATATTTACGACAGTGTCTCGGTCCCAATTCAATATATATTTGTTGTTGTCAAGTAGGACTACATTGTCACTACCCACCTCTACCAACACCGCATGCTGCAGATCTTCTCGATCCAGTATTGCTATAGTATACAGGATTCCAAGCCCGCGAGCAAGAGAACAATACAAGTTGTCATCTAATAATTGCCAAGGATCTGGCCAATCCAGTTGATCATCCCAATGCAAATGGTAAGGAGTCCAGGGGGTATTAAACCACCATTGATTGATGGCAGTAACAGCAGTGACAAGATCGGCAGTGGTACACTGGCAACGAAGATCAGACCAGCTTGCCAGCCGATCGCCAAAGGTGTGTGGCCACATCAATCTAAATGTGTTATGGAATATTTAATTGTGCCAGCAGATCCAGTATTGGTTGTGGCATAAGAAACTGTTACATTGATCGAAGCCTGAGCCACTGTCAATGTAACCCCAGTGCTGGCATTTTCTGAATAGTCATCTGTGTATGTAAATGCTGTGCCAGATACCACAGTTATTGTGCCAGTTCGATAGGTACTGCTGCGAGTGATAGTGTAGTCTACCTTGAATGCTCGAATGGCATTGACCAGATCAGTATTGACTACAAATAACGTGCCTGAACTGTTATTGGTAAGTTGACTGGTTACCCCTGTGGTACGGCTGTATTCGCCCAGTTGCAATTGATTGGCAATAGTAGAATTGGCTGTCCCGTCAATGGTGTAACTGATACCTTGAATGTTCATACCCAACACAATGCTACCAGTATTGTTCAATGCAATTCTAGGTTGGGTTGCTGCCTGAGAAGTTGTGCGTTCGAACATGTCACCAATACTGACATTGTTATCAGCATCAATGTCAATGACTGGTGTGGTTATTACTCCCAGGAACAGATTACCCACATCATAAAAAATATTGTAGGCACTGGCATTGAGACTTGGTCCAGATATCACAATTGCCTCATGATATATATTATCAAAAATGTTTTCAACCATGCGTACACCAGTTGGGCTGGTGTTAGGGCTGCTGATGGTATCACTTTCTAATAACACTCCCTGGTACAATGTGTCAAAGTAGCTACCTCGGATAGTGGCACCAGTCACATCTTTATCAGTTTTAACACCATAGGTGGCACCGGCAAACACACAGGTATTGAAATTAATTTGTTTGCATGGCAGGCTTGCGCTGGAATCAAATGACACACACGATAACTGTTCTGGACTGGTATCGCCATTGGCTGTGGTAAATGGCCCTTGCATTACAACATTGTCCACTGACAATTGCTGAGCACGATCAATCAACATGATATTATGACTGATGGATGAATCATTTCCTGAATTAGCAGTCTGAAAACTCATGTCACGCATATTGATATTGATTGGAGCAGTGGCGCCATTGGTTCCAATATTATTTCCAGTCTGTTGCAAACTATCCACAGTCTGTACCACATAAGACGGCAAGGCCTCGGCTGTCCAATAAGTGGTGTTTGTGGGCAAAATTTCTGTGCCTGACAGGCTGGGCGGAACATCAATTACCGCACGATAATAGTTGCCATTGGCAGCATAAAACACCATGACATCTGCCGAGTATGCAGTCAGTGTAACCCAACTGCTCACTTGAAATAAAATAATACTGGAGTCAGCCCCTTCTCCATATAGTTCAGCAAATGGTGGAACCAGCAGTGTGTCAGTGATCAAATATGTACCGGCTGGAAACATCAAACTGCGTCGAATTTGTGTATTTGTTTGGCGACAATACAACTGATAAAGAGCACGATTGATAGCATTGGTATCATCTGTAACCCCGTCGCCAGTTGCGCCAAAGTCTGTGACTATAGCAATGCTATCCAGTCGAGATTGTAAACTTTGAGTTATAGGTGCGCCTGTTGTGGGTCCAGTTTGTACCGTGTATCCGGCAGCATCACCAGCGTATGTGTACCCAGTGGTATAACTCAACAGGTCTGAAAATTCTGTCAATACTTCAGTGTTCCCTACCACAGGGGCACCATCCTCCACGGTGCCATTGCCAATGTACAGTCGACGATCGTCAATGGCCCATCCTAATTCAGCGCCGGCCAATGGTTCAGGTAGATCTTGTGCTAGACCTTTTCGTTGTGTTATTCTAGATATTTGTAAAATGGCCACGATGAATCCTCAGTGTATTAGATATTTAGCAAATAATACTGTTCAACCTTGCGCCACCATTGGTCACGATATTTGTCATACTCAGCCCCCTCAAGCACAAATTCTTGATATTCTGGGGGTTTAATAATTGAATTGTTGTGGTCAATTTCTGGTTTGACACACATTAAAATAACACCTTTGCGTATTTTTGTGCCGTAGACTTCGTTATGGGCTTCGGCGTATGCACACAGTTGTACAAAGTAATCATCAATCCATTCACGTTTCTTAGGCCGATTGGTTTGTTTGTAATCTAGTATAGATTCCTGGTTCAAGTGCATGCCGGCACCGTCGGTAGTACCGGCATATATTCCGGGAAAGTACAACGGAACTTCTATACCCCAAAATTCATTGACATTCCTCAACCCCTGGTCAATTACCACCTGTGCCATGGCGTGGCTGGGCCAACTAAATGGATTAGATCCACGTTCCTTAATCATTCCATCTTTAACGTATTGCTCAAGGTATGTGTGCATGCGTGTGCCGCGATTTGCAGCTTCGGTGGTAATTTCCTGAGCTTTTTCCACACCCACACGTTTTCGCCAATTGTTCAGTGCTTGTATTTTTTCTTGCGATTTGGTCTTGTCAAGGATAGTGGTCACACTGGGCAGTTTGTTACCATCTGGCGTTTCATAAAATCGCTTGCCGTCTATGGTCACACGAGGAATCAGTTTATATTCAAATTTAGGGTTATACAATATTTTCTTTCAAGAATTATACTCTAAAACTTTCACCACAGCCGCAGCGGTCACGTTCATTGGGATTGCGGAATTCAAACCCTTCATTAAGCCCCTGCCTTACATAATCCACTGTCATGTTTTTGAGATAAACTTCTTCTTTCTGGCCAACCAGAACAACAAAGCCGGGCTGAGCATAATTAATAACCCCCGGGTCAGCGGCATACTCTTGTACATATTCCAATACATAAGCAAGTCCCGAACATCCAGTAGTTTTTACCCCAAGACGGATACCAGCATAGTTTTTGGCGGTGACAAGTTTTTGTATTTTATTTTTTGCCGTGTCAGTGAACGATATCATGCTTTTTTCGGTAATCTTCTACCGCAGCTTTGATGGCATCTTCAGCCAGTATTGAACAATGTATCTTAACGGGAGGTAATGCAAGTTCTTCTGCTATGTCTGAATTTTTAATGCTTCCTGCCTGGTCAAGCGTCATTCCTTTAACCAATTCTGTGATCAACGATGAGGATGCAATTGCCGATCCGCATCCATAAGTTTTAAAACAAGCATCTTGAATTATGCCAGTGATAGGGTCAACCTTGATCTGCAATTTCATCACATCGCCGCACGCCGGAGCACCAACCATGCCAGTACCCACTGTGTCGTCTATTTCAAACTTGCCTACATTGCGTGGATTTTCGTAATGATCAATTACTTTTTCTGAGTATGCCATTGTATTCTCCTGTTATTAATTATTAAATGTTTGTGTAAACACTCGCCCGCGATAGCTAAATGTAACTATTTCACCTTGTTGAACCTGTACAGGAATGTATCTACACACTTGTCTTTGTTCTATTCTAGCTGGTTCACGACCAACTTCATTACCAATGGCACCACCTATCAATGCTCCGATAACAGTTCCTGCCAACTGGTCATTTCGATTGCTGCCCAGGGTACTTCCCAGCAGGCCGCCGGCCACGGCACCAATGGTTCCGGATCCAGAGCTGCTGTCTCGATGGAATTCCTGCACATGACATTGCTGTTGTTGCACTGTGATAAATTTTGGTTGTACATTTACCACATAGATATCTTGCGCTATCACTGATAACGGAAGGGCCAATAAGATTGTTAATAACTTTTTCATCAGAGTCTCCTTATAGACATTATACTATATTTAACGCCTTAGGTCAACTTTTAGTTGACCATTTTGTCTAAACTCCGCGATTTTTACTCATTGCCGATCGTGCAGCATTGGCCACAATGTCCTGGGCCTTGTTCACTGGCATTTCGGTTGGGCCTTCGGGGCCTTGACCTTTAAATATAATGTCTGGAGAGTTTGGATCAATTGGTTCCAAAACTCCACTGAGTGGGGGTTGGCCAACAATTTCATCTAAATTGTTTGGCCCAATGTTAATATCTAAATCACGGGCAAGACTAATAAATGCGGCTTTACTAATTTGTTTAGGTCCATTTGTATCATTGGCACGGCCTGCAAGAAACTGAACTAACCCTAATAATTGATCCGGACTAGGTGTAGAACTAACTGAGGTATCAACTTCAAATATTCGCATTATCTGCGAGCACGGCCTAACCCGGCGCCACCCACTGGTTCGGCATCCATTTCAGGTTCTGCACCCATGGCTGGATCCATTGCAGGATCCATAGCAGGTGCGCCGCCCATGGCAGGATCCATAGCAGGTGCGCCGCCCATGGCAGGATCCATGGCAGGTGATGCTGTGCCAGTTACTACACCAAGAGCCTGATCCAGCTGTTGTTTTGCCTGTTGTAAGTTTTGCATCAATCCTGACAATGCAGCACTTGCATCACCATTGAATTGTGTGGCTTGGTCAACACCCACTTGATTTTTAATTGAATCAACCAATGCTGGCAATTCTTTAAACTGTAATTCTGACACGTCTTCTAACATGCCTTGCATTTTGTCAACCATGTCTTGTGCAGCCAATACCACTTGCGCTTGTTGAACTTCACTTTCAATCAGTCTACGATTCATTCTAACAAAGCGATTTTCTGCTTGCATCATGGCAGCGCCGGCAACAAGTTTTTGTTCTTCTGGGTTAAGTGTTTGACCACCTTGACTCTTTTTAAGAGCAGCAGCCAATTTTGGATCTTTAATTTCTACTTTGGCGCCGGGTGCTGCGCCGGGTGCTGCGCCGGGTGCTGCTCCAGCAACGGGTGCAACAGGAATTGCTTCTTCTTTCATGCGTGTGGCCAGTGCCTGTTCCATCATTATCAATTTGAGATAACCAGGATTCTGTTGACTTGTAAACCTGCCAGCCCCACTGCGATGTTCTCCAAGTAGGCCACGAACTCGTGACAGTAGATGGTGTGTCTGACGACGAGTTAGTTGATCAAACTCGATCTTAGAACCAAAGTAACTTTCGAATACTTTAGCGATTTGTTGTGTGGGACGCTGAGCGGCCAGTTCTTTCAGTTTCATTTAAGAATCCTCTAATTTGTATATATTTAGCCGAATTTACACATTTCTCTAATTCGGTCTCCAATACCAACACATAGTCAATTTTACTTTGAATCTTCATCACAACGGATTCATAAAAATCTTCATGCTTACTACGGTCTGCTATTGTTTGTCGGCAGTATATATCTGCTGACAGCATATGCTTTTTGTTATCTAACAAAAGTATATTTCTTGCCAGGGTGTGCTGATTATGTTGATCAGCTATGCACCAACTCATGGCGCTGCGTTTGCTGCCAAATGTCAGTGGATCTTGATTTGGGATTTCAACTGTGGACTTGCTGTTGCCAGTTGTGATCTTATACTTGCCAAATGCCAGTATGCCTCCATGGCCATCAGACTCAATCAGCTGGTTTTTAAGATTGCCAATTTCTCTGGCTGCAAATGCTTCTAATTTTTTGTTTTTATTCATTTAAATACATAAGTTGTCAACAACCAGCCTACAGTGGCTAATAATGCACCAATAGCCCCCATTCCCCAGCCAATCAATTGATCATTTCGTTTTGTACTCATGGCCTGTACCATAGCATGAAGATCAGCAATCATTTCTTTTAAAGAAGATCCGCTGGCATATAACGATTCAAGTTTGAGTTCCAGAAGTTTATACCGTTCAGCACACAATTCAACATGCGCTTCTAAACTTTTCTTTTCAATATCGGTAGTATCAGCCATTGGTATTGGTCTCCAGTGGATTATTTATGGGTTTAAACCAAATGCTTTGATTTGGTCCTGTCGTGATTAATGTGGCCGATCTGGTGAGTTTTTCACCTAGTCCAACAATCATTGGCACGCCATTGCATTCATTTAATAATACTGACAAATTGTTATCGCTTCCGTACACATCCACATGCTCCACTTCAAATTCAAATTGCCAAGTATCTGGGTCTGACGGCACAACATGCACATCATATGGCTGTGTTCGTAAACTTATCAGTTGATTCAATGTTTCCCAGTTGCGTTGTTGATTTCTGGAATAATTCCAAGAATCTTGATCGTCAATGGGATTGCCAACATTGTCGTTGTATGGTAACTTGCCTGCATTAAATCGCCCAGTGGTGCCAGTGTGTGAACAGTCAAAAAAAGTACGACATAAAATTTTCATTCTACGGGTATTTAACCCAACAAAAAACCCCGGGTTTTTATATCCGGGGTTGTAATCAACTTAAAGAGTCAATTAAGAAGTAGCCAGTTTGAAGCCTACATTAGTTGAGCTAGAAGCTGCGTTTGTGCCTGCAATGTTGGCACCTTGAGCAGCAGTCAAGATAGTAGCAGCAGTGTATGCGCCTGTTGGGAATACACCAACGCTGATCTGAACGCCGTCAACTTGATACATTGCAACTGTAGAAGTTTGTTGGATTGCACGAATAACGTTGCCAACATAACCGTTTACACCTTGCAGAGTTGCGTTGGTGTTAGCGCAAGTGATCTGGAAGAAATCCAGCTTTGGGCCAGCCAGGTTGACTGGGGTACCAGCAGTGCTAGTACCGGGAGCAATTGGACCATTAAGTGTGTCAATTGCAAATACCGGTTGCGAGTCACCATTTACGAGTGTTAAATATGCCATGATAAATTTCCTTTAAGTTAGTGGGTTCATTGACCCTGCACTTATTTAGCCTTTTGGCAAAAATCACGTGGGCTGCGGATTATTTCTCTGCCGATTTTGAGCAGCAAATGCATTGGGATCAAAGCGATTTACAGCTTTGGCATAACCTGCTGGCGTGGCCATGACCCAGCCTTCTTGTCCCGGATGCTCAAGATCCGCTTGCTTTAGGATATCCATCTTTAGATCATGCAATTGTATAAATGCAGTGAATGCAGCTGCCAGTGAGGGTGTGTTTGATGTGGGGCTTTCCAAATATTCAACGATGTTCCGAAACTTCTGTGCCGTTACTTTGGTTTTTAACCACTCACCAAACTCTGGTAACAACGTAGCAGGGTTTAATGGCGTGCCTACCTTGGTGTTGATATAGTCCACGCATAGTTTGGCCAAGTCTGTAATCTTGTGTGCTTTTAACTCAGCAGGATTAAACAATGTATTGATGCCGGCACCATCAGACCGAATCAACTGCTTGAGTGCTTTGATTTTGGTAGGTTCTGCTGCCAATGCTTTGGGAGTTGCCGGACGTTCTAACATCAATCCTGGTACAGGATTAAATGTTACTCCAGCAAGTGGTTGTCTGGCGTCGCCAGCATCTGCATACATTGAATGCACCGCAATACCCATGTTGCTGTTACCTATGCGTTGACCCAAGGAACTTCGAGCTGGAATTTTATACTCAACAGTATTGGGACGAAACACATAGTTTCCGGCAATTTCTGGGGGTGTGTTCATGTACAACAAGTCGCCCTTGACATAACCCCGGAAGTTTGTGGGCAAGCTGGCTTCTAATACCGGAAATAGTGTGGCATACAACTGAATCAACTCAGTTCTATCACCACTGCGAGTGCTTTGTATCTGCGCCATCATGCGTGGGCTGGTGGCCAGGCCATCATATCCTTTGGCTTCAAATCCTGATCCGTCTGTTAGCACAAACTCACCAGTGGCAGGTTTACGGCCCCATATCACAGCAGGCTTGCCATCCCACTTGGCAGTGGTGGTTTGTGGATTTTCAGTAGCATGCTGCACAATTTCTATTGCATCAGCAATGCCTTGTGTGCCGCGACGGAACACTAGATCTTCAAGATGTTCAATGCCCTTGGCTCTGCCGCCAACCCCGGCCTCCTCGGCCTCCACCAAGGCAACATATCCACGATTGATAATACGATCACGCAGTCGTGCTAGAAAATTCACATCACTTTCAGCCACTGTGGTGGGTTCTTGCATGCCTTCACGTGCTAGATATTCTTGGAAATCTTTTAATTTAGCATCACGATCTGGATCCTGTGCCATTGCGGCATAGATGCTTTCCACTGTGGAAAGCGTGTTCACACTTGCATTGGGACCCAGTAATAACTTGGCAGCCTGGGTAGGGTCTAGTGTCAACACCCGATCGGAAGTTCGACTAATTATGCCCTTGGCACTTGCTTTGAGTCCCAGCGCCTTTGCCACTGAGCTCATTAATATATTACGATATACACCTTTGTACTTGCTGGGACCGCCGCTTAACCAAAATGTTCCCCAGGCCACGTCAGACATGAACATAAAGTCCGTTTGTACAAATCCCATTTTGACTTGTCCGGCAATGGGCGTTTTAAAATGCACTGCTTCGCCGGACAATCGAACCCATTCCTTGGGATCCTGCCCATTGCCGGAAACAAACTGGTCTAACTTGGTTTTGAGTTGTGCCTTGGCAATCTCGTTGGAATCTACCACAAGATCTAGGTCGCCAGATGTGGGCGTTTTTCCAGTTGAGCCCAGCCATCTAGACGGGTATCCAGTGGCCGGATCAGGCGGTCCGGTGAGATCCAGCCCTGTGACTTGTTCCAACCAGGCCACTGTGGCCGGCACATTGTCTTGATTGATGCGTTTGGTCAACGGAACTCCTGCACTGTCTTTGAATACGTTGCCACCTTCCTTGAGATACATCATGCTCGTAATCCAAATATTTCTTTAAAGGCTGCATCATTTGCGGCGTCCTGTGCTAAAGCTATTATTGACGCAAGCTCTGTATCAGTTAATTTTGTTTGTTGTCCAAATCGTTTAATCAAAGGAGAAGCTATTGTTGCAGGTGTTGTCTTGTCAAGAATTACTGTTGCAATTTGATCTCCGTTAGGGCTGCCAATGGCTTGTCTAATCTTCACGATATCCCCGTCGTCTAACTTTAACGAATCAGCTATTTTTTTGGCTCCTGCGGACAGTGTTATTACACTACTTTGATTCTGATTAAATACCTCGGCGTTTTGTGCCTGCACAATGTATTCCGCCAGTTTATCCCATGCTGCCGGCAAACCTTGAGTTGTTCCTGACATACTTTGTTTGACAACTTCTGCACTGGCAGCATCTAACACTTTTGCAATTTGTCTTTTTTGTCCCGTGGGATCTGTTTCGTTTGTCAATGTAGCCCACCTACGAGTGTCAACTTTTGTTAATTGGTCAATCAAACTTTGCAATTCTTCTTTTACCACTGTTTGATCCAATGCTGTTACCGATGTAACTGGTGGAACACTTGTTGCAACCATCTTTTGCAAAGTTTGTAGCCATACTTTTTGAGCTTGGTCGCTCATGGGTCCAATCAGCGCCTGTGACTGAGCCATACCAGCAGCCTGACCGGTGCCACCCTGGCCTTTGAATGCTGCATCCACTCCTGGACCCAATACCGATTTAATAGCACTGTTTGCAATGCCACTAGCAAGGCCTCCTATTATGCCCTGCACCTCGTTGATGCGTTTTTTTCCAGTTATTTCATATATCTGCATGTGTTTTCCTTACGGACCTTGAAAACTTACTTGAGTCCTTTAGTCTTATTGCATTTAACAATTTACGTGTGAGATTTTCAGCCTGTTCAGCTGGAAATTCTTTTTCTATTTGTTCCAGTATTCGTATGGCACTTTGTATGAGATTATTAGCACGATTTTCAAGTACCAATCGAGAATCTCGTTGAACATACATGCTGTCCAATTCTTCAAGTATACTTCGTGTTTTCTTTTGCATTGTGTACAAGACCTTTGGATTATTTAGTGTATTTTATATTCTAATAAATATCTATTACTGCTTACTAAAGGACCAATTATGACCAGCCAAATCAATCCAAATGACATTGTGACCAACTATCCTGTTGCCGGCCAACCCAATAACACACAAGGGTTTCGAGATAACTTCACAAATATTCAAAACAATTTTGGCTATGCAGAAGACGAGATCAATGATTTACAACTCAAAGTAGTTTTAAAGGCTGCATTGATTGGTACCACATTGGACAACAACATGAATGATGCATTGATTTATGCTGCTACCATACGAGATTTTTCTGCCACAGCAGTGAACATCACTGCAACGTCTGGCTCTATTGCTGTGAATTACAGTGCAGGGCTGTATCAAAGCATTTCAACCACTGGCAATATAAGTTTGAGTTTTAGCAATTTTCCAGTGTCAGGAACTGTGGGACTGATTAGAATACAATTGATCATCGATACTGCTGCTAGAACTGTTACATTACCAGCAGCAGTAAATCAAGGCACCATTGGGGTACAAGGATATTCGGGCAGTGTGATTACCTTTGCACAACCAGGTACATTTGAATTTGCATTCTTGACCAACTCCAACGGATTTTCAATCACAATGTTTGACCTAAATCGACCATTGCTTGCTGGCACAGGTAACGCAATTGGATACAGTACAGGAGCAGGTGGCACAGTCACGCAGGCCACTAACAAATCCACAGCAGTTACATTAAACGCCAATTGCGGGCAGGTTACCATGAATGCGGCTGCACTTGCATCAGACACCACTGTTAGTTTTACCCTGACCAACAGCACCATTGCTGCAGGTGATGTATTGGTATTAAATCACATATCAGGCGGTACCGCTGGTTCATATTTGTTAAATGCTCAAAGTGCAGCCGGGTCGGCCAGTATCAATGTAAGAAATATCACATCCGGCTCATTGAGCCAGGCCATTGTAATTGCATATGTTGTGATCAAGGCTGTGACTGCTTGACCAGTTTGAGATATATGGTATCGACTGAAGTAATGCCCGTGATCATGATTGTTTAATCTGACCCAATAGTTGTCTGAGTTTTGCACTTTGAACATCCGCTGTGACCTTTGCTGTGTCCTGTGGGGGTTGTTCCCAAGCTGGCGTTCCTGTGGCTCGTTCCCACTTGGTGGACACATTGCCAGTTTCTTGCCCTTCATCGGGTTTGACTTGGCTACGTGCTTTGATTGTGTCCATGATACTACTTTGTGGTTTGTTATAACCTGTTCCTTCGTCCCCACCCTCGTCAGTAATACGCATGGTGTCAATGTTATATTCCAGATCAATCTTTTGCCCAACACCAGTTGAACTGCGACTTTTCATACACTGAATTTGATATTTGCCACGCTCTTTCATTGCTCTGGATGTAAAGATACCAAACACATTGTCTGCTGTGTTGATCTTTGAGATACCACCACTAATGTGACTATGATCAAATTCAATTTCTTCCACAGCACTGCGATTTAACTGACTTGCTGTGACCATTAAAATGCCCAGCTCTTTGGCCAGGTTACGCAATTCCTCACTCACATACTTGTCTTTCACAAACAGATCATTGGGGCTAACTTTGGCGCTGACCGGCATTAACAAATCCAAATAATCAACCATGACAAAATCTACTTTGATTCCTGTTTGTATTTGCACTTCTTTCAAGTAACTACGAATGTCATTGATGTTGCTCTGTGCCGGTAGTCCCTTGACTCTATATTTGCCGGCCTTCTTGGATACTAACTTAACTTTGAGTTCGGTGGTATCTATATCCTTTCGAATATCTTTCGTACTCATGTTGGTTAACATGGCATCTGTACGCAAACTTGTGAGCTCTTCTGAAAGTTCTAGTGTGATGTATACCCCTGATAGTCCTTGTTGCAACCAGTTCAGTGCAATATTCATCATGACCAAGCTCTTTCCCGAGCCCGATCCGCCGGCAAAAATGTTTAGTTCCCCTCGGCTGAACCCGCCATACAGTAGTCGATCCAATTGTCCCCATCCAGTACTAACTTGTCCGCCACTATTGAAATATTTGTTAATACGGCCAGCTGGATCAGCAAAGTAGTCAGTGCCCATGTCCTTGGTTAATGATATTTGTACAGCATCTTTGATCAATTTTTCTATGGTGTCAAACTCTGAATTCTTTTCAAGTAAATCTGCTGCTTTGAGAATAGCTCGTTCAATTTCTTGTCGTCTGGTAAATGCCTCAAACTCTTCCATGAACCAGTCAAAGTGTCCGTCATTCAAGTCAGGTACTGGTGCAAGTTTAACGCCAGTTGTGGCCGCAATCTGTGCTCGATCTGGCATGGTCTTGTGTTTGTCCGAATGCTCTTTAATAAACTCGGCCGCTGATCTCAAACTTCGATCAAAGTTTTGCGGGTTATATATGTTAGACACACGCACATAGGCAGTGGCATCTTCAAGCATCATCTCTAGAAATAGTCGTTGGACGTCAAGTCCGTATTCTTTTAACAAAATAAATCCTTTAAAAATCAAGTATGTAATTTCGTTCGTTGGCAATTAAAAATTCAATGGATCCGTCCACAGTATTAGGCAAATTGTCAATGGACCATAACCGGTTACTATCAAATGTATTGTGATTTTTTTCATAGATAAACAATGCTGTTGCAATATCAAATGAATCTCTTGGTTTCACATGTTCAATGATGTCTTTCATTGATTTTGAATCGCAATCACCCAATGGAGTAAACTGTTTGTTTGTATATTCTTCAGCAAATTTGATTCTTTCATCATCGGGGTAGGATCCATTGGCTGATTTGTACAGTTCTATTAGATATGTTATATCATGCATTCTACCAAAATTAATTGTCATGTCGGGTGGTATATCTTTGTCTTGTTGATTTATATTATACCAAGTTTTCAAGTTCATTAAATTTCCGTCAACTTGATATCGAAAATTAGCACCGCTGAAATCAATTAATTCAACATATTGTTTTTTATAAACAACATTTTTTATCCAACCAAAAATGTTTGTACCCGGTACCACTTTTTTTATCCAATTTGTGGATTTAAATTCTTTCAACTCACTGATTTGCTGATAGTGACTTAATATAACTTGTCGTTGGTCATGCATAATTGCATTTTTTATATTTTGTAAACAAACATCTGATGCATAATCATTAAATTTTGCGTCTGAAGATTGTTCGCCAGATATAAAAACTGCCGAAGATACTGTTTGTCCTAAATCAATTCTAGAGTTAGGTAACACAAATATAGTGCCAATGGTCAACAGCGAGGCTAAAAAATTACCACCGGATCCTGTGCGAAATAAAATAACTTTTTTATTGTATTTTTTTGACAAGTTGCTTTTTCCTTAACTTAATTTTAATTCTACTGGTCTCTCTTGATTGCATTATAGTTAGTAAGGCACCTAATCGGCCCAACTTTATCACAGCATCATTGACGTCTTTGCAACCTTTGGGCCATTCAGGAATGCTAACTGCCCAACCCAGTTCCACAGCACGATCAATTAATGCTACCCCTGCGACATCCTGGTCTGGTACCACAGTTACCTCACGTCCGAGACTGCGAATTAATCTTGCCTGACTATCACTAACAGCATTATGCATCACAGCAAGTCCACCAATTGAAAGTGCATCAAAGATACCTTCCATCACAAGCACATGTTGCCAGTCAGAGTGTTGTAAGTCTGTGCCAAACACATAACCTGGTTGTGAGTGATTGATATACTTGGGAATTTTATCATCCAAGAATCTAGCAGTCCAACCCACAACCCGGTTGTCATAGGTAAACGGAATCAACACAAACGGCCTGGCCCAATGAATGCCATCTGTCTTGATTGATGTCATTACGGGAAAGTCTTCTGGTACACTTCGTTTGCGAATGTAATCCCAGTATACAGGATGTTCCGGGGTGATCACTTCTGAGAACGGGGGGAAATCGTCCGACTCTTCAAACTCTATACTACCCAGCGTATTAAACACCCGTTGTCGGTCCTCCAGGATGCCGTGTATGCTACGGTGGCGCAGACTTTCAAGATTCAGCAGGTCAATCTCATTGTTTGGCACACCTATCCACCCTAACAACTGCCGAGCTTTGAAACTCACAGCACGGCCTAGTATAAAACTGGCTGTGTACGAACAATTGAAACAGTGATAACTCCATCCTTGTTCAGTTACCTTTATACCACCACGACCACGTCGATCTGCGCTGTTACCATTATGGACGCAACATGCTGCATTGAAACTTAACCAGCCTTGAGGACTGGGTTTTCTTTTTGCGGGCAGATATGAGACAATGTCAAGCATCTGTATAGTATAACAGATTTACAGACAAAAAGCAATCAACGATACAGCAAATTGGTAACAGTTCCGTTGTTTATGACCACACTGGCCATGGTAGTATTGCCAAAAGTTATAGGCAGATACCCATTTCCACCATCGGTGACTGTGATGCCATTGACCAGCCCGCCAGATTGTTGGGCAACTGCCTGAGCGCCCGAACCGTTGCCCACAATCAACACATTGGGATTGGCCACATAATTCATTCCTGGATCAGTCACAGTAACTCCGGTTACTATTCCATCTGTCACTTGTGCAGTTGCTTGCGCTCCCCATCCTTGACTTTGATTCAGTGCAACTCGAATCAACGGATGGAATCCCACTACATTGAGATATATGGTTTCTGTTGCATCCATATATTGTGTGCTTTCTGTAACATTATACCAAACTGCTTCATAGTCATCGGCACCTTGTGCTTTGATTGTTCCTGTAAAATGTGTGAGATCCATCTTAATGGTGGTCATGCTGGCGCCGTGAGTTGGTATGTTGCTGGAATAAAATTCAGTAGTATGGGTATAGTTTAGTGGTTGCGGACTCAACGCCCAATCTGGCCATCCTGCCGGAGGGGTTGATGGCCACGATGCTGGTCCATAAATTGTTGGGATTGATAGATTAGTGCTGTCCTGAAATTGTGGTAGTATGCTGTCTACAATATTACAGTCAGCTCTGGCACCAGAGTTTGCATCGGTATATGCAGCTTGCACATAGTCTCCAGCTGACCGTTGGATAGAATAGCTGGCCGGTTGTGCTATCATATCAATGGTATCTTCTGTTGACAATACCACCTTAACACGCCCAAGTGCGGCACTGAGAATGGTCATTGACTTGCTGAGTAATAATTCATCGCCATTTTGACTGATCATTCTGAACACAAATGTGCTGCCAGTGATGTTTACCGGCTTTTCTTCCTGGTTAATAAATTCAAACAAAAGAACGTTATCCACGCCCTTGTTAATTGTTAGTTGTTTTGCGTACACTGGATTGTACCTCGCTGTGAAATAGGCGCCGCTGGTATCAATCAATAATACCTTGGTGATTTGCTGATATAAGTATGATGTAGTGGAATACATGAACAATATTTATGGGAAATAATATCTTTGACAAGTTAACGGAAAAATATCCGTTTATCACATTGTGCATGTATGCAAACACGGAGTATGTGGGCATAGTGCAAAATAGAGACGATGCTGTTACTACTATCTACGATTTTGCTGCGGTATCGGAGCAGGCCGACAAACTGATCTTTTTAGAATTGGCAAATATCTGGTGGTGGGAGTCAAATCGCAGCATTCCAATTAATATTTTTTTACGAGGGGATTGGGAACGTTTTCGCCCCACACTAAAGACTTTTGTAAACAAAGATTTGGAAATTTTGCACGGTCCAATTTGCAGTTTGATAGACATTGCCCGCAAGAAAAGCAAGAGAAAGAGTATTACTTTAGTGCGCCGGGTGGACCAATAGATTCATATGCAGCATGACTAACATGCTGTAACTTATTGCATGAGATTTCTTGAATACAAATCCTCGACTGTTGTCGCCGTCCCATACACTGGCAAACACATCTGACCACGGAAGATTTTGCAAGTGTGCCTTGCCTGGACGTATGATTGATATAAAAGCAGCCATTCTTGTTATGCTGTCAGGACGCATGGTTTCAAGCAAATGACTGTAGTTGCCCACATGTACCAACTGGCGAGCCCATTCATAGTCTTGCCACAATCGATCCCACGGCGGTTTGGCTGTGAGCATGGATTTGTAGTGTGCAGGATCTTTTACCAATTGATACACACTCATGTTCAAGAAGTCTATTTTAAAATAGCCACGTTGCTCTGCTTGGTCGTAGTCTATGGCAGCACATTGATTGACAGGATCTTGTGGAATGTCTGTGACATACACCCCTGAATTGTGTTTTTTTCCGTTGCTTTGTCGTGCAGGTGTATACTCAATCAGTTTCAGTATATGTTCGCGATTGGCAAAGTCAATATCAATATCAGCACTCATACAAAGTTTCTAACATTATTGTGAATGAAATTCAACTGACCTATTAGGCCTCTCAGTTGTTTCAATGGAATCATGTTTGGACCATCACTGGGGGCTGTGTCGGGATTCTCGTGAGTTTCAATAAAAACTGCACTCAAACATCCAGTGGCCGCGGCGGCTCTGGCTAGAAAAGGCACCATGGTTCTGTCTCCCCCAGACTTGTCACCCAGCTTGCCAGGCTGTTGAACACTATGAGTGCAGTCAAACACCACAGGATAACCAGTACTTGCCATGATAGGTAAACTGCGCATGTCCACCACAAGATCATTGTATCCGTGACTATGACCCCTTTCACACAGCATGATATTGTGATTGCCAGTTGATGCAATTTTTTCTGCAACATTTTTCATATCCCAGGGTGCTAAAAATTGACCTTTTTTAACATTGATCGGCAGGCCAGTGGCCCCGGCAGCCAACAGCAAATCAGTTTGTCTGCATAAAAATGCCGGAATTTGTAGTAAGTCAACTGATTGGGCCACAACACCGGCCTGCGATGATTCGTGTATGTCTGTGATTGTAGGGACACCAATTTTGGAACTAACTGTTTTTAAAATTTCCAATCCTTGTTCCATACCCACACCACGGGCGGTGCTTATACTGGTTCTATTTGCTTTGTCAAAACTACTTTTGTAAATGAATTGAACATTTAAGTCGTTGCAAATGCGTTTTACTTCTGAGGCCATAGCCACGGCATGAGCTAAGTCTTCAATTTGACACGGCCCAGCAATCACGGTCAATGGTTGGTTGTTGCCAATTGTAAAATAATCAAGTTCAATAGTTTTTATGTTACCACCCCGCCTGTTTTAATATCTCTTTGGCATATTCTTGATCTGATGAATAGTTAGCAAATCGTTTGGTCCATACATCACTGTTGATGTATGGCCATACCATGGTTATTTGTGCTGTGTCTAAATTGGTTAAAAATTCCTGTCCTGATGATGAATTATAAATCACCCAGGGACTAATCTTTCCAGTGGTCACTGCATGACACAATGCATTAGAGTTACCGTAACGCAAACAATCGTGTGCCGGGTGTGTGGTTTTTTCACTCCAATCGATGCTGTACTCAACGGCCCGAGACAGTGCATCAGCCACTGCTTCTGCTTGCAAATAAAACAACAGGTATTCGGTATAGATAGAATCACTGCACCAGCGGTCTATCTTTTTGTTGTTCTTTAACAACCATATCATGAACTGTGCTGGATTGATAACTCGTGTGTTTACACAATAGCGTCCAAACTTTACAAATGCTCGATAGTAAGGCGAGTCACAAAAGTCTTCAAACGTTTTGAGTTTTGCAGATCCTTGTTGGAGTTCAAAGAATTTAATGTATGCTTGAAAGCCCAACTGCACACCGCGTTCACTCTGTTCCATTCGTCGGCGCTTGGGCTCGCACATGTGAACCACAATACTGGTTTCACGTGCAAACTCTTTTTTGCAAAACTCACAGACAAATTTACTCGGAGTTTCAACCATGTTGCTTGATGTATTGATCAAGTTCTTTCTTTGTAGTTATTGATGCCAACAGATCAATTTCGTCAGTTTTATAATGCGGGAATAACTCTGTCAATTGCTTTTTAATACTGCCGGCACCGGGTTCTTTCTTTTTAAGGCCAATCCAGTTATGTCTTGGTGTGCCCATGTTTGGACTTACTGTGGTGGCCAATAACCATTGTAGTTTGGGATGTTTATGCAGATCAAAAAAGTGTTTGTTAAAACGTTGGTTGGTGGATATCACATAAAACTCTTTCAAGTCTCGACTACCGTCCACGTCCGACATCCAACGTATCATTGGAAACAACGAAAACTGTTTTCGTTCGTCGGGTGTGAGCTCGTCGTAAAACCGTCTGTTCTTGCAATCCAGTTGTCGCATCTCGTTGGTAATGTGTAGTCGATCACTCATTGGGTTTAGTCAGTTGATAAATCATTATAGCATGATCCAATGCATCTTGTAAAGTGGGATTTGTCCTGGCGGCTCTTCTAATTTCATTCCACAATTTGTCTTCCATCATGCGACTGTGTCGTGTTTTCATTCCTCCACCAATACTGTCGATCAGTCTACTCTCTTCGTATGTGCTGTAATCGTGACCTATTTCTTTTCGTGTGCTGGGATGGGCACCTATTTCTCTAGCGTAAACTGTGCCTTCATTACGTTCGTATATGTAAGTTGCGCCCGGTGTTAGTGATCCCATATCACCACGCTTTGTTGTAGTCAACTATCTCGCAGTTGCGACTGATGTCTTTGACAAAATACACACAGTCGGGTTTTGGTCCGTCACTAATGGGTATTGCTAACATTTGCCCATTCTTTAGTTTTGGAGCATACCACGACACCTCGTGGTATACATCCAAGATTTCAATGTTGGGAAAGCTGGGTCTAAAACTGCTGAGTGGGTTGAACTGAAAAACTTTAAATCCGCGATCATTAATTGATGTTAATGGTAGGACTTCTAGATCACCTACTTCGGGTTCTCCAATTAGCACCTGCCAATCCATGGGCATTTTGATAATGTTGTCACCAATTTGTAGTACCAGGGCAGGGCTGCTGAAACTCTCTAAAAAAATCAATGGGATAAAATAATAGTCTGGATCAGCAGGATTAGAGTTGTCTAATATTGCAAATCTCAACTCGTCCACCTCGTCGGGCAATTGATTCAAGTCGTAGTGTTGATTGTCTAATGTCAGTATTCGCATTTGTTAATAATACATGAATTTTGTAACAAAGTCAACCATTATTTGATCTTCATCCATTCCAACTTTTCTTGGGTAAACGGATAGTTTGCTTCTCGATAAAACACCTTGCGTTTAGTAAGATGCCGACGAGCAAATTTGCAGGTTGATGTTATGTCCCAGATCTGAACATGATCTTTATCCTCCGCTTTGCGTATACCACGGCCGATTGACTGAATGACTCTAACAAAGCTCTTGCCAGGCTCAATAAGCACCAAATTAAAAATGCGGGGAATATTAATACCAACAGCCGCGACACCATAGGTTGCCACAATGATTTTATCTGTTGCTTCGGCCACTTCATCATAATGTTCTTGTCTTTCTTTACCCTTAGTGGCGCCCGATACAAACACAGATTTATCACCCAGTCGTTCCACCAACTGTCTACCACACTCGGTGCGGTCAACCAGCACAAGGGTGTTACCAGTTTCGTTTACCTTGCGTATGAGTTCGGCCATGGTATCTAACCTGCCGGACTCTTCTAACAAGTATTTAAGCTCGCTTTGATAGTCTCGATATTCCACATGATCAACCAACTGCACAATGTTCACATGACATTGTGCCAACACGCCTCGATCTTGAAGTTCACTGGCTGCTAGTTTGCTTATAACAGGACCTAGACTGACCAACAAACTCTGGCTTTCAAACTTCTCTTTTGGTATTGTCCCAGTCAATCCCCACCGAATTGGCACTCTCGCCATCACACCAGTCAGCAGAGTCTTTAATGCATCTGCTTTGGCCATATGTACTTCATCCACCATCACACACACTACATCTTGAATAAAGTCTTGAATTGTGCAATCACCTACTCCCAATTTAGTATTCTTAAGTAACACATTTAAACTTTGCCAGGTACAAATGGTATGTTGTTTTCCAAATTCTTTTCGGTCGCCAAAGTAAACCCCAACATCAAGTTCAAGGTTGATGTAATCTTTTTCTGTTTGGGTGACAAGACTCTTGTTGGGAACAATTACAATACTTCGCCCATATTGCCCAATTGACCAACTGAGTGCGGCAGTCATGATTGTTTTGCCTGCACCTGTTGCTACTTCTTGTATACATTGAGGATTGCCTAAAAAATTATTGACAATCTCAACTTGGTAATCACGTAACTTGATGGGTTGCCCTGCTTGTGGATGATTAGATGGCCAGGTCTTGTCAGCAAATGTATCTTGTGTTACTTGTGTAAATTCAAATGTAGTAGAGTATTCTCTTTGATCATCCAGTTCAATATCGTAATTGTAGCGTTCTAAGATGGGTATGATTTCTGGCAACAGATTGGTGTATGTGCTACCGCCCAGCTGAAAGTAACTGACTTTACCATCCCACCGCCCCAGTCTCACTGCCGGCAAATATCGTGCATATGGTACATCATACTTGAATGCCGTGACCAGGGCCTTACGCACATCCAAATCTATGCCCTCTAGCTTGATGTTTACTTCGTCTTTGATCACTATTGTTGCGTGTTTCATGTCATGAATATTTTAAATTTTAGCTATACATACATCACAGTATAAATAATTTTATGATAAATGTCAATCTCAATTGTGGAATTATTAATAATTTTTTTTCTATAGACGAATCTACCAGATTAATGCAACAGTTCCAGAAACTGGCACCAGTTGACGGAACAGGCAACGACTGTTATGGAATAGATCAAAATCATTTGGCATTTGCTTGGTTTAGAAAAGTTTTTTTAAATCAACTGGCCAATAAATTTGATCCAAATCTTAAACTTATTTTTGGAATGCTCCTTGATTGTACTGTGCCGTTTGGCATACACAGCGATATCAAACCACTTCCAGACCCAAATGGTAAATCTTATATGAGTTGTTTGATGCCTTACAGTGTAGATCACAATACTGCTTTATGTAGTAACGCATCAACTATAATATTTAACGAACAATGTCATCCAATTGACCAATTACCTGTGTTAGAAAATAATGTATCAGATATTTATGAATCAATGATCAGTCACACTTCGCCCAAATATATTGATCGCTTTAGTGTTAAATTAATAGCCAATTGGAATATAGGCGATTTAATATGGTGGGACAGCCGATTAGCTCATGTCAGTAATAACTTTATTTCTCAAGGTTATCAGTCTAAACAATGCATAGTAGCTCATACTTATGTACTCTAAAAATCAATTGTCAGTGGGCAAATTGCCACCATTAAAAGATTCTCTGTTTGATACATTTCGTCAGAATATTATTTCCAACAACAGTTTATACCAAGGCACAAATCTGTACAACACATTTATCGAAACTAGTCAAGAATATTTTTTATCATCGAAAATTAATTTGTTATCAGGATTAGATTCAATGGACTCAACTGATATAATTTTAGGTTGCCATCATTTCATTGACAACTTAATTTTAAAACACGGTTTAGATAACTTACAAATTTTTGAGCATGATTATAAATACTACAGCCGATTAAACCCAACTATTACTTACGCCAAAGTTGGAGAGTTGGTTTCTGAAAAACCAGTGATAATTGCAACACCATTTCCTGGGGCTCTGGGATTGCATTCTGATTGGTCAAAAATTTTAGACGAGTGTGATCATAAAAAAATTCCAGTTCATATCGACGGAGCATGGTTAGGGTCGGCCAAAGATATACATCTAGATTTAACTCGCCCTTGCATACAAAGTATAGGTATTAGCCTGAGCAAAGGACTTGGACTAGGCTGGAATCGAATCGGAGTTAGATGGTCTAAAACTGAAGACCAAACAGATTCAATAACTATCATGAATAAATTTAATATGATTCCCGAAGTAGTAGTACGGATTGGCATTTCGGCGTTAAACACTGTGCCAGTTGACTACTTATGGAACAAATATGAAAAACAATATCAACAAATTTGTCGAGAACTTTTTTTGCGGCCAACAAACATTATACATGCGGCATTCAGTATTGATAGAAAAATTCTTTATGGGTTACAAGATTGCTTTACTCAGTAGATCTTCTCGTTGGCGCCAAAAGGTATATTGTAGATCAGCTAATGTATGATCAAATGTAAAGTGCTTGGCTAACATTGAAATAAATTGCTCCTTGTCAAAGATACACGACACATCTAATAGGTTATCTGTTTTGATTTTACTTGAAGGATTGGTTGTTTGATATTTTCTTACTAGCAAATCACGCTGTTTTTCAAATGATAATTTTTGTATTGATGCGGTTAATTTCTCAGGATAGAATTGTTCAAGTATGCCTGTTAGTTGAAGATTAGGATACAGTTTAGTAAATCTGATTACAGCCCACTTAGAAATTTCGTCACTACTGCATATAACTTCATAGTTATTGAGAGACCATTGTACTGGATAACTAGAACAACCAGTTAATGTAGTCAACGGCAGCGACAAAACAAAGTTCTTAAATTGGTCAGATATGGGCTTGCCAGATTTTAGATGCGTTTGTACCCAACTAGGAAGATGTACTCCGTTATTGACCATTGAAAAAATCAAATCGCCAAACATACCGCCGCGATAATAAACATAATTAATAACTGCCATATTTTAGTTAGTGTTGGCTAAAAAAATTTATAAAAAAACAGACACCTTTTTTAAGGGTGTCTGTCATAAAACCCGGGACGGAGCCAACCTGCTCCCGGGAAAAAAGAAACTGACTTATCTATGCTCTTACAACTCGAAATCCCAATGCTCGATGTTCGTCGGCCTCGTATTTGGTTGCCACAGCAAACAAAAACAACTCACCATCATAAATTTTGTACATATCAGGCACTCTTCATGCAAGTGGTTTCGGCCAGCCGTTTCCAATTGGTCATGCTCATTTGCCGTAAATCGGCAATCTTCAATGCCATACGCAAACTAACTTCACGCAAACGATCTTTGTTAGTATGCATGAAGTCAATAATGTCGTCGCATGTGGCAGGCTCAAAATCATAGTCTGCAAACAACACGCCATCGCTGGCAATTTGTTTGATCCGCAACAACTTGTCACGCATGGTATCCAATGTCAAATCCAGATAATGACAACGTGATTGCAATGCATCCAAGTGATCACGCAATTTCTGCGATTTCATTTTGTCAAACTTCAAGTTGGTGATAAAAATCACACTACCTTTGAATTCAAAACTGTCCGGGATGCCTTCACGACGCAAAGCACTGGATTCTGACAACCATGAAATTTTTCGTTTCTTGCCAGAGTCCAAGGCACCCTTGAGCAAGTTAAGAGCAACGTCATCTAACAAGATGCTGTCACAGTCATCAAACACCACCACAGAGTTCTCGTCTGAGAACTTGTACAACACTTGATATAGTCCAATTGGGGTGGCACTGCCTTTGACTACCTCGGCTTTTAACCGTTTGCCGGCCAGTTTGTCAAACAAACAAGCCTTGTCAATTTCTCGTTCTACACCAAAGCTCTTGCCCACGCCCGGGGGGCCGCTCACAATCATTGCACGAATGTCACCACTCACTGTGGCTTTGGTCATTTCAGTTAAAATATCAAACCGCTCACGGATACGATCCATGGCTTGTTCGTCAGTTTCTGCAGCCACCACGGGTGCAGGTTTAGTGAATGCTAGTGTATTGGCTGGCACTGTGTCTCCATTTACATATTCAATGTCGCTGATATTGTCTACCTTGATACGAATTGTATCTGGGCAGTTGGGAAAAATACCGTTGTTTTTTACGGTTACATAATTGCCCTTGACGCCGGAAGCAAAGCCCGACACCAAAGAAAATGTGGTACCGTGAACGGGTTTGTTACGATACTCACCTTTGTTAATACGAATGGCACTCATGGTTGGCTCCTTTTTGTGCGGATTAAATTACTTACTAAGCTTCTATTATAGCAAATTGTGCATTGACGGTCAACCTGCAATGTGTGGCTTTTTTACCACACTTTTTGCTCAATTGCAAGGAACCGATACCCGATTTCCGTATTGATCTTGCCCCAACACCCCACACCATCCGCGTGGCAAACGATCCATATGAGGTGCATGCCGACGCTGATAAATCACAACAGGCTGCTGCTGTTGATATACAACATTAGGCTGCTGTTGCTGATACACAACATTGGGCTGTTGCTGATACACAACATTGGGCTGTTGCTGATACACAACATTGGGCTGTTGCTGATACACAACATTGGGCTGTTGTTCGGAATTGGATTTAACTTGGTGCCCAATTATTGCTCCAAGAAATAACCCTGCCAGGCCAGCCTGTTCGGCTGGACCCCAAGCATGGGAGGTACCAGCAGCACTGATTGCAATTAGAGCAATTATTGCAGTTTTCTTCATACAATTCTCCTGTGTTCTAACTATGAAGTCAGTATAACATACTTACAGTTACCGGTCAACCAGTTATTTCCAATTTTCTGTTACCAGGTTATCCTTAATTGTATGGGGTTTGGGAGTGCCATGAAACACTATTATAGACGTATCGCCGGTGATCTGTGCTGGGATGCCAGGCAATCGGTGTTTTCTACGCTGAAAATCATAGCCTCCTTCCATGCATTGCCAGCGCCAGCTTTTTATTTGATCCTGGTCGAGGTATCGAATTTTGTTGTGTCCCACTTGTGCTGACAAATAATCCTGGTCACCCGGATACCGACGTGTGGTCATGGCAACGTCTGTGTTTTTAAAATCATCCCATACTGTGGCAAATTTTGTCACATTCCACCACATGACACTGGAGTTGATGGAAGATCTCACGGGATTTTGCAAATATCTAAAATCTTTGATACCCCACAAATAACTAGAATCCAATTGAGTAATCCAACTGACATCTCGCACAATCACAGTATCTAGATCAAAATACAGCAGGTTGCCTGCATGATGCTCGGGATTGAACAATTGCAGTTTGTGCCACCAGGATCGTTTGGGACCACTTATACCTGGCCAATCTTGTAATATGTGTTTGATCAAGTGAGGTGGCACACTACGATCGTGTTCAGTGTACACATGGAACCGTATACCATTGGGCAAATTCCTAGTAAGCATGTTATACAATCGTTCCACATAGGTCCAATCATATCCAGTGCTGTGTATCACACAGGCACAGTCTATTATGCCAGTGCTGGTTCTAATCTTTTTAGCCATAATCCTTGTTGTAATTCTTCCACTGTGTATTCGGTATGGCTTGTTTCAACCAACCATTGCTTTCTATCAACAGTATACGGTCGATCAATGTCTGCTGTATTTACTGCAACTGGATATGCCAGGCTGGATTGATCTACCACGGGTCGACAACCCGCAATAGCTGCCTGTATTCCCGGTCCAGAGTTATAATTTACAATTGCATGACAATCCAATGGCAAATCAAAACTATCATACGTGCCCCGAAGTGCCACAGGGTTGTTGATAGTGACTTGTTTAAAACCACTGGTGTTCAATTGACATCGTGGATGTGGGCGTATATGTATAGGTCTATCTGTGTACTTCCTAATAGTACGAATTTGTTCTGCTATCCAGGTTTCTAACTGGATTCCATTCACTTGTTCACTGTGTGTGTGCTGAGCTGCAATTACCACATGTGACCTTGCATTTGCAGGTGTTGATAATTTCAGTTGTAATTTTGCCGGGCGGTCCCAATCTAAATTTGTTTCATGCCCGTAATACCCAGTGGCATTGATACTGTTGACAGCTACCTTCCAGGTCACACCGCGATTGAGTGCGCCAATATCAACAAATATCACTGGTTTACCTAAATTCCTGTAATGTTGATATATTGATCGATTTGCAGCCATGCGGCCAAACCACAGTGACGACCATAATAGTACTGCGTCCGAATCCATACTACATTCTTGTGTGGCAATCCCGCCAGACTGCAATGCAGATAGCATGGCTAACATGGGCGGCCTGCTGTTTAGAGCACATTGCAAAGGATAATAGGCTATGTTTTTAATCACTAAATATCTCACATGAAATACTCTGTATGTACCACTTTTAACGCTGCTGGCTATGAAAAATATGGGCAGCGAATGATTCAAACCTTTTTGCAAACCTGGCCTAGCACGGTTCAACTGATAGTATATGCAGAAGCATGTGAGGTTTTGGAATCAGCAACCAATTTATTGGTGTATGATTTAGCCACAGCAAGTTCAGAATTAGTTGCATTCAAGACTCGATGGCGGGGAGTGCCAAAGGCCAATGGTAATGTGAGCAACGACCCAGTTCGCAGTCGCCGAAAAGATGCCGGCAAAGGATTTAAATGGGACGCTGTGCGTTTTGCACACAAGGTTTATGCTATTTTCCACTGTGCAAAAAATGCACAAACACAGTGGTTAATTTGGATGGATGCAGATACCATATGTCACAGTCCCATTGATATAAACAATATAGAGAAATTGTGCCCTGACAGAATGGATCTTTGTTTCCTGGGGCGAGGGCACAAATATACTGAATGCGGATTATATGCAATGAATCTAACCAGTTCTGCCACTCGATTATTTTTAAGCAAATTTCAACAGGCATACGATGATGCCGAAAATGGTATTTTTAAATTGGATGAATGGCATGATAGTTTTGTGTTTGATGCAGTGAGAAAGAACACACCACTGGTGGAACATGACTGGTCTGGGCATTTGATTGCCGGCGAAGGACATCCATTGATCAACAGCGAATGGGGTGCATGGTTGGATCATCTCAAAGGTGCAAGAAAAGATCTTGGCCGTAGCAAACGTGTTGATCTCAAAGTTCCAAGAACAGAAAGATATTGGCAATGAACTGGATATTTCTTAACAAAAAAAACTCCGACGAATACATTGAAATGTTTGCTCGCGGATGTGGTGCAGTCCCTACTACCCTGGAAACATGGCGTTATCAAGACAGCAATGCTCCGTTGGTTGTGCGTGGCATTATGAAACACAAAATTATCAAGCAATGTTGGCAAGATAAACGTGATTTCTGGTATATGGATTCAGGATATCTTGGCAATCAAAAATATGTTAAAAATCCACGTGGAGATAAAGTATGGCATAGAATTGTACCAAACAATTTGCAACACAACTCAATAATCAACCGGCCCACTGATCGGTGGTGGAAACTGGGCATGTCCCCAGTTGCGCCAAAAAAGAATGGCCACAAAATACTAATTGCTGCACCCGACGAGAAACCATGTGTGTTCTACGATATCAATCTAGATGATTGGCTGAGTACCACAGTGGCAACTATCAAACAGCACTCTGATAGACCCATAGAAATAAGACAACGAAATCCCAATAGACAAACTCGTATAACCAACAACATGCAATCGGCATTGGAAGATGCACATGCCCTGGTAACTTTTAATTCAATTGCAGCCACAGAAAGCATCATGGCCGGAGTTCCGGCCTTTGTACTGGCCCCATGCAATGCTGCATTGCCGGTGTGCAATACGGACCTGTCCAAGATTGAATCACCATGGTATCCTGATAGAGATCGTATAGAAGCATGGTTGTCACATCTTGCATATTGTCAATTTTCCAATCAAGAATTGGCAAATGGTACGGCATTGCGAATATTACAGGACACATATCATGCGTGAACACTATGGATGGTACTTTCCAGACATTGAAAAACATTTTCCACAAATGCTGGCCAAAAACATCAGCAAAGGTGGTCTGCCAGAATATCAACAACCTGTGCGATTGCGTAGTCTACAGAAGGTTAATAACAAAAGAATAGCACTAGATATTGGTGCTAACGTTGGGTTATGGAGTCGAGACTTGGTCAAACACTTTGAACAAGTGATTGCATTTGAACCTGTTGAGATGTTTAGAGAGTGTTTACACCGCAATGTTACTGCATCAAATCTAATGGTGCAATCAATTGCACTGGGAGATCAGGATGGTATGGTCAATATGATCATTACCGAAGGCAATACAGGACACACACATGTTGATCCGTCAAGTGCAGGTGGCAATACTACTATTGTTAGACTAGACAGCTTGAATTTACAAAACGTTGACTACATCAAAATAGACTGCGAAGGATTTGAATATCGTGTGCTGCAAGGTGCAATACAAACTATAAAACGTTGCCGGCCTGTTGTGGTAATCGAACAAAAACCACATGATGCTTACAGCAAACAATACGGCCAGTTTGCGGCTGTTGAGTTGCTGAAATCATGGGGTATGATCAAACTAGATCAAATTAAAGATGATTGGATCATGGGATGGAACTAAACACAATTGAAAACCCCGACAAGGGTGCTGAGGATTCTGCTACCTGGACTCGTAAATGGACCAAGGACATATATATTGCCAAACATCGATCTAGTTGGGAAATAGCAGATGCTTATCTCGCCCAACCCATAAAAAAATTATTGGACATTGGGTGTGGCTTTGCCTGGGAAAGCCGCTGGTTTAATGAAAAGTATGGCACAGAACTTTGGTTGTTGGATGGTGATTCTAGTACCAATGCCGCAAAGCCTGAAACTGCCAGTTACGGCAACTGGAATACAGATTCTAGTCAATTGAAATTTTATCACACATTTGATTTTTTAAATTCAAAACTGCAAGAACTAGGTACAAAAAACTATCACTTGATAGATGCCAACAACATAAACATACCCAGTGATGTCAAGTTTGATGTTATTACGTCATGGCTCAGTTGTGGACATCACTATCCAGTAAAGACCTACATAGAACTCATGAAGCAACATTCACATGAGAACACTAGAATTATTTTAGACATTAGATGTAAAGGCACAGAAACAAACTTCATTGGTGTAGATGGATTTGAAGTTGTAAATGTTGTGAGTAACGCAGGTGGCAAAAAACGTGCCACAGTGGAGATAAAGTTGCTATGACCAGTGCGTATTACGATGAATCAGTTCGTCTAGGACGTGAGTTCCAAGAAAACAACAAGAGTTGGACTGGATATGATGTCCCGGATACATTCAGCGGCAAGTATGAATACATAGAGGTAAACCACAGATGATTATAAATCCCGAATATCAGGCTCAGTTAGCTACCATGCACAGTCAAGGACAATTTGTTAGAGGGAGTAAACTATTGGGATCAATAAAACCATTTCTTGAACAATATCAACCCACTAGTGTGCTAGACTTTGGATGCGGGCACGGCGCCTTGATCACAAGTATACAAGAACTTTATCCTGCCATGCAAGTAGAAGGATATGATCCTGGAAACTCTGACTATAATCGCATGCCCAACCGATCATTTGATGTGGTGATCAGTGCTGATGTATTCGAACACGTTGAGCCCAAACACTTGGCAGAAACTTTAAAGTTAATCAGCAACAAGATGATCATTGCTGGATGGTTTAGAATTGCCTGCTATCCTGCAAAAAAATCACTGCCGGATGGGCGCAATGCTCACTTGATTGTGCAGTCGCCAGACTGGTGGCGTGAACAACTGCTGGCCAACATGGATATCTCAATTGCGTTAGAAGCGATCACAGTACTTGATAAGAGACAAAAATGGCCAAACGTGGTGGGGCACAACTATGACGTTGTGGTCGAAGCCAAGTAAGGCAAGAACTTTTGCCATACTCGCCCGGACCTCGCCTCTGCATCGCTCCAATGGGCAGCAGACAAATCATATAACCATTGATCTCGTGCAAATGTTTCTGGTGATTCAATTTTAGCAATATCTTGATTGGCCACCTTCCAAGCAACACAACTTGAATCATCTGCGAACACAGGAACTCCAGCCAACACTGCCGCAACACTAGCACTGCTGTTAAAAAATACTGCGGCATGAGCACCATTTAAATTATCCATCAATCGAGTGGTCAATGGATCTACCACTGTTATTCCCGATTGTCTTTGATATTGAACAAAGTTTTTTGGATTATAATCGCCAGGATGTGGTCGTATCACAATCTGTCGTTGGCTATACCGGCGTATTTCTTCAATCTTTGTTGATAACCATTGTAATGGATTCAATGTTTTCATGGCAAACCCACCATCACGTTGCATACAAATTAAAATAGGTCCAAGGTGTGTTGTTTGTGGCAATTGTAATTCAACATTCAGCGCCTGCTTAATTTCTAACCATTTACTTGAATTGCTGTTATTGTTGGCATATTCGCCGCGATCATAAAAGGGACCACCAAGACTGTAACGCAAATAATTGCTATCAGTATCTATATATTTCCAACAACTGGAATCAATACACATGGTTTTAAATCCTATCTTGTGTTGTTGTGCAATTATTTCTTTGCGTAATGTTATATTGCTGCCACCTGTATTGGTTGTGGCCCAGCCTAACATCACAGCCAACCGACTAGGACGATATTTGTGTGCCCATTCAATATGCACTCGATGTCCAGTATGTGCAACTCCCGCAGCAAAACTTTCTAGGCAGGCAATTTTCCTAGTATGTTTTTTGGGGTTAGCTACACTACTAACATATACCACAACATCAATGGCCATTTAAAATGTTCCAGGCTGTGCCATTTCTCATCTCTTGTTCAGTGAATTGGCAATAAGCCAAGTGGCAAGCCCATGCATACACTTGGTCTAGATTGGGCGTGATTGGATTTTCTATATCCGCCAGCGAATGACTGCATAATGGTGCGGCAGCATTTGGTCCCAGTGTAATTGCAGGTTTACCCAGTAACAATGCCTCACCAGCGGCAATACTAGAGAATGTGACCAAACAATGCACATCGCGATCTAATGCCATTTCCATGGTATCGTCATTGAGTCTGACACTACGACCTTGTTTAGTCCGAATTACAATTGGGCGATCTGTATGTTTTTTAATTTCTTCTTGCACATTAGCCAACCACTCTTCCAAAATGATATCATAGTTGTTTAACAGTTTCTGACTAGGTGGTGCAATAAGAATATTTGTACCTCTTCTCATTTTTTTTATACTTACCCCAGTTTGAATAAATCTATCTGCTGGACGATTTATAACTTCACCAAACCATTGCACATCGTTGCGTGTTATTCTATGGTATAGTTTTCTCTTATCATTGCCAAAATACCCAGTATCCATATAGTAAAAATCTCGGCCAGCAGTTTTACAGGCTTCCATGTGTTTACGTTTGGTAATGCCACGCAACACAACCGGCGTTGTATTAAATTCTTCATTGGTCCAGGTGCTGAGTTGACCGCCGGCACCCTGAACAAAACTTTGCAATAACGGATCGTACATGTATCCTTTCCTTTCAAATCGGTAGTCACTGGCTATTGCTGCTATGTTAGCCACTGGTAACATTGAAATCTGGTCAATCAATGTCTGTGAGGTAATCCCGTAAACCGTGCCAGCAGGATCCACACGATAATTGAGAAGATTATCAAATATTTTTTGCAAGTCTGGTGGAATACAATCAATGACGGGTGCAGGGTCGACATCTTTATATTCATTATACATATTAACCCAATTGGCCCCATATTCTGTATGTTCGTGAGCAGGAAACCACGGGCCACCTTCGGTATAGTGTATGGCTTTGGGTTTGCCGTCGCCTGGCTCGTGATACCAGTTGACCAGCCAGTTCCACGTTCTATTGAGATTGCCAATTTTGTCAGTCCACTCAAATCTATGTAGATATTGTCCAGTTTGAGTGTTAACTATATCTCGTGTTAATACTGCACAATCTGGATGAGCGCAGTTAAACAGCATGAGGCTGCTCCAGTTTTTTCTTGGGTACTGATGCTGTGTTTGTCCATCCATTTTTATTGTGTTAGGCGGAACATAATTATGTTGTACCACCTGCACTGCATGTTCGTCAGTGGCCAAGCCAAATAACTCTGCAATGTCATGGGTGAACAAAAAGTCACAGTCAACAAACAATGCTGTGCCGGTATAATTGCAAAGATATGGGACTAAAAATCGTGAAAATGTAAATTCAGTAGAACTATCTGGGTCCGGACTTCGAGTATACAGGCCATCTTGTGCTTGTAATTCTTTCAGTTTAAGAAAATGTATTTCAACTGGCTCCGAGGTGTGTTTAAGTATACTATATCGACAAACTTCTGCAGCGTCTTGTTCTCTACTATCCCACCCAATAAAAACTTTAAATGTCATGGTGAACCTTTGAGTTTCCCCACAGTCTCACGTTCGATATCGTTGTGGTCAAATTCTGCCCAGTATAATTCAAATGCCACAGTATCTTCCACTGCTTCAAACTGATGAAATTCTCCAGGTGCCACTTTGGTGTATTGTCCTGCAGTTAGAACTGTTTCATCTATTAGATCATAGTTGCCTTTCCATACACGAATAATCATTTGGCCAGATTCAACAAAAAATCCATTCCATTTGAATTCATGTTTATGTTTTGAGCATACACCGCCGGCAGTTGCCTGGATACGATGAAATTCTAATACACCATTGGCTTCTAGTAATTCTGTTTGACCCCAAATTTTGCCTGCTTTCATTTTATTCTTTCTATATCAAGTTCGTCACATGACGCCCCGTATTGAATTTCAATTATCTTTAACGGTTGATCAGTCTCATTACACAATTGGTGCCATTCGTTCACAGCAATCCAACAATGTTCGTATACAGTTAACGAGCACTTGATGTCCTCGTCTGTGGATTTCTCATCCAAGGTGTATACAGTAGCACTACCCTCAGCCACAAACCAAAATTCGGCTCGTTGGTCATGCCGTTGCATACTAAGACAAGTTTTTGGATTCACAGTGAGTTCTTTGAGTTTAGTGTTGGTACCAACTTCATGTAGCACACGATAGTTTCCCCAAGTGCGAGGAGTACGAGGCTTGTTCCATTCTTCTAATATCCAGCTGGACGAGTTTTTTTTATCTTGGCCGCCAACCCCGAACACAAACTCCACATCGTCAAATATCATTTCTGGGATATTATCACGTGTGCGGTCACCGCCATTGGCAAATACAATTTCTGAGTTAGGGTACTTGGTCTTTACCAGTCGAATAGCATCACAACTTGACCCGTCGGCATCTTTATATGTGATAACTTCGTCAACCATGTTCAAACACGATACCAGGGCAAATCGTTCACTCATGGGCATGAATGGCCGACCTTTTTTACGAGCAAGCCACTCGTCAGAATTGAGTCCTACAATAAGTCTATCACCAAGTTTTTTGGCTGCTCTAAAGTAGGCCAAATGCCCAGAATGTAGAGGATCGTATCCCCCGGTTACAATGACAATTTTCATACTGCTATTTACTACGCAGTTTTATATTTTTAAATATATTCGGCGGCAGCAAAGTTGGCAATCAATGTTTGTTGTTGCACTTCTCTAGTTAGATGCATTTGTTTAAATATAGCAACATTTTTTTGGAATCTAGGCCAATATTGTTTACGTAAATTTATTAGATCATATTTAGACATAACTCTATGCAACAACGCCACTATTTCCTCGCGACGTGTCTGGGTTGATTCAATTTGATCATAGTAGTGATTTTCAAATACGTCATCAAATAAGTCAAACCCAAATTTTCTAACTTCACTAACAAGCCCGGGCACAGCATACCATATGGGAAATTGATACCATAGCAGTGTTTTGTATGTTTTCTCGGTTATAAATATTTTATGCCATACAGATGAATCAGTTTGGCTTGATGACTCAACTATTAAATTAATAGGTGCCTGATAAAACAATGTGGTCTCGGGAAACGTTGTAGGATTACTATTAAGTTCTTGAGTAACTTCTATTGGGAATTTGGTTGGCCATACAATTTTAGAAAACTCGTCAAAGCTAGTTGGACCTGGAAGTCCTCCGCCTGTTCCTAATGTCATCATCAATTGAGCACGATCAAAATTGTTTAATAACAATTTAGCAAGCAGGGCACGATCTTCACTTGCTCTACGCATCAAGCATGTTAATTGATAGTTCATTGGCAAATTATCCCATTGGATATCGTCAATTCTATCAAGCATGGGGGCAATATATATCAGCCTATCTGGAATACAGATGGCCGGGTATGGCAGTTGAGCAACATCCTTGACACAACTAAAGATTACTCGAAAGTTGCGTGGATTAACTTCGTACTGTGTGGTAAGCTGATTAAAAAATGCAGAGATTTCACGGCTTGACAGCCCTTCCCACGCACAATCAAACACTAGCACATAGTTGGCTACCTTTTCAAAGTCCAGACCGTACGCAATCCAATTTTGTTTAAATCTGTCTATAATTTTACCAGTTATATAATCCTGGTATGGACTACCATACCATATGCTATAGTAAATTATATTGCCTGGCTTTTCTCTAATTTGCTCTATAGTCATGGATTATGTTAAACCTGAATATCTTCCATACCAGCTGCACGTAGTCTAACTATGTGGCCTGCCATCCATTGTTTTGAATCCAGCCCTTTCATGATTCCCAACCAACGATTACGCAAGTATGCTACCTCGTTAATTATTGTTTCATAATCAATCACTTCGTCTTCACCATCCACATACTTTTCTGCATCTCTTGATGTCAATGCGCGAGCATATGCTTCTAGATATTTTTGAAAATGTTTTCTACGTATTTTACGCAACTGAATATTAAGATGGTTAAGTATAGCTTCAATTTCTTGCAATTGATTAAAGCGATGCTCTGTCAGCCCGGGCAATGCAGTGATATTTTTCTCTACAACGCCGCCAATCCTGCAGTCTTTTTTTGCATCATCAAGCTCACGCTCGTAATGTGCTATAAAATCAGGAATTGCGGCGAGATTGGCAACAACCCGACTGTACCACATTAATTTTCCCAGTTTTCTTCGTTATAATCTTCTTCCTCGTCCTCTTCTTCCTCGTCCTCATAGCTTTTGTCATTGTCTAAATATGTTGTTAATGCACGTTTGATATCAACATCACCTTTGAATGCATCTTTAATATTGTCCACAGTTGCATCATGATCAATCAAGATTGCCACAATAGTTTCTGCAGCTTCTGCTCGATCCACAGTGTTTACATAACGCTTGAGTTCTGACCAAATTTCACTTGCCACTAGTTCACTCATTCAGTTTCTCCTTCTGCAATACTTACCTCAGACTTTTGATAATCAAAGTCTTTCATAACCACATCCAAACATCCATCATCGTTGCGTTCCCAGGCCTTGCGGAACTTCTTGATAATCTCTCCGTCACTTGTGGTAAACACCAAGCTGTTGCCTTCTTTCTTGAGCATGGCTTTCTTCTCAATCAAGTCGGTTAGTCCAGAGTAAGGACTCATTCCTGTTTCATAAGGAATTTTAACTTGCACACCTTCAAATGGTTTGGCATAACGAGTTTTCATCACTTTACAAGCTGCACGTATGCCCATGACATCGGTTATCTTGTTGCCATCTTCATCTTCTTTGAGCTTGAGTTTCTTCATAGCAACAACAATTGAGCTTGCATAAACAAACCCTTGCCCACCGCTGATCTTATCGTCAGGGTCAAACATGTCCTGACTTGCATAAGTGTGATTGGTACACACCAACCCCACATTGTAGCTGCCAAACATGTTGACACAGTTGCGAACCAATGCAGTAAGTGCTTTGGGTTTACGACCCATGTCACCTTTCATATCGCCGGCATCAAATTGATTTACGTCAGTCGGGGTGAGTAACATACCCAAGCTATCAATCACAAACAACACTTTTGGTCGTTCACCATTTGCCAGTGCTTTGTAGTCGCTCATGAATGTGCTGATGGTCTTTGCCACGTCATCAATCATGGCCATTGACAGTTTTAACAATTTGCTATCGTTGGTATCTACACCAAGATCATGCAACCATTTTTCATCCAGTGCATTTTCACTGTCAATTAGCACCACATAGATGCCTTGTTGTTGTGCGTTTTTAATGATGTTGCCGGAGCAGATGTAGCTTTTGCCGGCACCTGATTCCCCGGCAAACACAGTGACTTTGCCCAATGGCACGCCTCGATTAAAGTCGCCTGAAATAAGATAGTTCAGCGCATAGTTGCCTGTGCTGATCCAATCCGTAGGATCGTTAAAGCCGATACTCAGGCCTTCAATGCTTTTTGTAATTTCCTTACGGAACTTTGAAACGTCGAATGCTTTTGCCATGATGTTTTCCTTAATGTGTTTATATTATACTATGTTTTGTCGACAATGTCATCTTAATATTGCCGTTTTCAACGTCAGAGTTTACCGAAGTAATCTCTAAATACTCGCATTCTATGCCAGTTTTCTGTAGTTCTCTCAGTTGCATTGCAACCATATCAGCCACTGAGTACTTTAATCTATTGTAGTAAATATGCCAGTCAGATACACTGAGATAAATTTTACCCGGCTTTTTAAGCCACTTTAACAAATTAGGTTTGCTAGGGCCCGAGCGATTGATACGTTGGTTTACTAAGAAGTCTAGTATGCTGTTGTTGTATTTTAACGATGTTGGATTTATCAGAATTAAGTTATCAAACTCTTTATCAAAGTCAATGCCTTGACTAGAATACAACATACCTTCTACTGATTTAATTGGACAAGGTGAAACTTCTACCACTGTTATGTCAGGTATGAAGTCTTTGAAAAACAATCCCCCACTGTTAAACACCACTGATGAGCCTTCACAGTTTTCAATTATTTTTTGAGACCACGGATCACAGATTTTTTCTGTTCTGTGTCGATTTCCGATATAGGAATCCCACTTATATAATGCGTTCTTCCACATCTTGTATTGTGCAACTCGATTGGGGTTCATATCAATCCTTCCATAAAAAATATTTTATGTTTGGATGCACAAAAATGTAATTGCTTCCCTCTATCATATAACCTTGTTGGTGTGCCAATCGTAAAGGGTAGTCGATTACTGTGCTTAGATTTTCAATGCGGTCAGCAAACGAACAATTCATCCTAAAAACCGTGTCAATGTTTTCACTGTAAGTTCCTGACAGTGTTTCGTCAAAACTCAACGGTGAAAGATAGTAGCTCAGTGCCGCTATGTAAATACCACGGTTACTTTTGTTATAACAGTCTTGATAGAGTGCAAATAATTCTTCAAGTCGAATTTTACTCAACTCAATATCTGTGATAACATATAGGTCTGGTTGTTGGTCAGACGCACACTCAAACGCACCAAGCAGTCTCTTAATACTATAGTGACAATAATCAAAATTCAAAGATAAGTCCATTGGTGCCAAAATGTTAGCTAAAGTTGTGTCTGATGGAATAGTATCCCACCCTTGCATATCCTTTTGCAACTTATACCAATCGTGAAATCTCTTGCTCATGGAAATATTTCTATTAGATGACTTGTGATGGTTGGCTGAGTCTGCAACAATTTTAAATCGATGTGTGAGACGTTGTAATGCCTAAGTAACATTGAATGACACATTGCAGTCTCATAGAAGCTCAAGTTAATTTCATGTATCTTTTTTAAAATAATATCATCAACAATCTGATGACATTTTACTACAGTATTGTAATACCATTGATTTGACGCTGACACAAGTTTACAGAATTCTTCCACTCTCTTGTGTACAGGGTCAAATCCCAAGTTTGTTAACCATGCAGAAACATGATCTGGACGTTGCCAATAATCAACAATGTCCAACTTATAATCACAATCTACATACCAATCTGAGTCAGATAGTATCTTGTCCTTTAGTGTCACCGACAGTATTTCTAACTGTTCACCGTATGTTTGTCCAATCTGTTTGTATGTCACAGGATCATTGTGATCTGGCATACTACCTACCCACTTCTTCAGCCCCATTAATAAAATTAAATAACGGCCAAAATAAGTAGTTGATGTGGAACAAGCTACTTTATTGCCCAGCGCCTGTTCTGCGGACACATCACATTTGGGGTGTTTTAGTTGATACAAAATACCTTGAGGAATGTAGTGATGTAAGTTTTGTTGATCAAGGAAACAAGGAATCTCCTTGTTTCCTTGTTTCGTGCATGTCTCAACGAGAGCCATGGTTGCATGACCCAATGCCCCATTATGGTAGCAAAAAATCAACATTACTTCTGTTGACGACTACGGATCAAAGCCAGAATATCCTGTGCATTCTGTCCAACAGGCTTGCTTGCACCAATTGCTGCCTCAGCAGTAGCAACATCATCTTCAAATGAAGATGCAGGAGATGGCTTGCTTGCTACAACTGGCTTTGTGGCCGGTGTATCGTCGTCACCGGCAGCGGCGCTGCCAGCTGGTGCGTTAACTCCAGCAGGACGGAAGTATTGACCCCAGCGTTCGGTGTCATATGATTTTCCATCCACACTTGCTTCAAACATCTCTTTGATAACTTTTAACTCAACGTCTGTTGGATGCTTGGGCAAGAATGTACCCAGGTCAAACAATCCGTGTGCTGTGACTGCTGCCTGTTCTGATTCGGTCAGTGCAGTTTCCTTACGTGCCCATTTGCTAGAGTTGTAGTCTGCAAATCCACCTTTTTGTGTTTTGGCAATGCGGAAGTCCAGGCCACGCAACATGTCTGTTGGCAATTCTTCCAGTTCAGGATCCATCAAGGCTGCCTTGATCAATGTGAACAACTGTGGGCCGATGATGAATCGACGAATTGGATTCTCTGGCGGCTTGTCGTCACCAATTGGGTTCTCACGAACAAATCCTTGGAAAATGTAGCTGCGTTTTTTCCAGTACTTACGACCCATGTCTTCGAGGCTCTTGTCCTTGAACCAGGTGCGAACTTCGGCCAAAATTGGACAAATCTCGTTCCACATCTCAACACAAGGTACTTGTACCATGACTTGTTTTGAATCCATTTCTCCCTTGACGCCGTTGAAGGGCAAACGAATCATTGCTCGTTCTTGCCAGAAAAATGTATTTTTTGTATTGCCGTCGGGTAAGAATCGAAGTAGTGCTGAACTACCCTCATCCATATTCCAATGCGGATAAATTGCTCGATCGCCTCCGCCGGCTTGTCCGCCTTTGGTACTGTCTGCTGCCTGTAGTCGTGCTCTGATGTCTGCTAATGATGCCATAGTATATTCTCCTAAAGTTGCCTATGTTAAATGCCTATCTAAATTACTTAGATTGTATGTTGCCTGTGCATACAAGTTGTATTGTATACGAATTTATTTAGCAGAGCAATAGCAAACGACATAAATTTTGCCTTTTCTTGCTGTAACGCAGTAGATAAAATCTAAAATTATTATTCGTGAATGTAAATACACGTACTATGACACAACACCACATTTACGATGCCGCCAGCGAGGTTAAACTTATTGCTTCTGATCTTTGGTCAGTTACCAATTGTTTTGGTCCTGAAACCTTTGATCACTTTAGCAAACTACACGTTAATCACAATGAGACTTGGACTCGTCCACCTGATTGTTTGGAATTTCGACTGCAATTGGTGGCCGACTCGCCCACTAGTAATCGGTTGAAACAAATGAGTATTGACATGCTGCCTGAGATAGAACGTATAGTTGGGTATCAGTTGATACCGTCAGAAAGCAAGATTTGGTTGGATCTGTCAGGATGGCATTGTCCGTATCATGTGGATGCTCCGTTGCTGTTTGTTACCTATCAAATGTTTTTATGGTCTCACGGTGAGGTATACGGTACTGAGTTTTGTTATGGCGACACTCCAAAAGATTTTTCTGATCCTCGTACATTTGGAGAATTTGACAGGGTCGGCACACCTTTTATACCAAACACTGGTTATATCAATTTAAATAACAACAAGATTCACCATGCCAAGAACATGACTGGAACCCGACTAAGTGCTTGTGTTCAGTACTGCCGCAAAGTGAAAGCATAATGTTTCACGCACCGCATTGGAGGCAACTGGAACCCCTGTGCCAAAAAATGTACGAGGATAATTTAACATTAACCAAGCATCATTTGGGTTATAGGGTACTCGGATCAATTCAGTAGGTTGGAAAAAACTAATATCTTCATAATCCATTGGATGTGTTGAATTGACTGTTGCATTGCTACAAAATACACTTGACATGTCTAAGTCAGGTTCTTGTGCCATACATACCTGTAGAAAACATCGTATATCAGTGTGTAATCTATGCATCATAATCTTGTTGCCGCTTAAATCCAAGCTGGCATATGCCACTTGAGGTTTCACAGCATGCCCGGTCAATTGTGTAATAGGGGCGACACACGCTGCCAAAACTGAGTCTATTGTAGAATTGGTTCCCCAAGGGGTTAATAATCTTCCTGGGTATTGTGTTTTCCACAATTGTTCGGGACTGCGATAGCTGTTACGGACAGAGTTAACGTCCGCAAAAAAGTTTGGCAATCGCCACACTGTGGGAAGGATTTGTTCAGCATGTTCAAAGTTGATCATGCTTGTATTTAAATCATCTAATCAGTGCCAGTGCTTTTATACGGGCCAGCAGCACGTCACTTTCACGACTTTCAAATGTTTTATTAAATCCTGCTGCAAAGTCACTAGGTTTTGGAATGCCTGCTCCAACCATTTTGCCAAGCATACCCATACTAGTGTCATCAGCACCTTCTGCCATTCCACATTCAGCTAGACCGTGTTCAGGGCAGTACTCGCCTTCCATGGTCTGGTTGCAACTACCTTCAACAATGCCAGAGCCACCTTTGGTCATTTCTTGGCCGCCTACTCCGCCAACAGCAGCACCAACTGGGCCCATCACACTGCCTAGCATGGCACCGCCAACTGTGCCAAGTACTCCTTCATTCATGCCCAGATGTTTTGCCAAGTGGTCACTTACCCATTCATACGGATCACCAGTTCTGGCTTTCATTGTGCCATAAGGCATGTCACCGTTGTTGCTGTAGTAGTCATACAAGGCATGATACAGGTCATCGTCAAGGTCGCCGGTGGTTTCAAAGTTTCGTACTTCGTGTTTGAACCGATCAAGTATGTGATCAATAGTTTCGCCTGTAGCATCCATGAGTCGGCTTTCGGCCACCGGTATACCAGCCAGTTTGGTTAGGCTATGGATGTCTTCAAAGGTCGCAAAGTTTTCACCTTCTGCCATACCTGTCCTTTCTTCTCGGTTATCCATTCTATATTCGTAATCACTTAGTGCTTCATTGTAGGCTCTTTTGAATGTTTCATCAAAATATGATGCGTCATCATTACCACTACCACCATTAGTCATATCCATATAGTTTACATTGATACTATCACCGTCATTATCTACCCTGGCACGAATTTCATGGTCTATGGTTTTATTCACAAATCTCATTTTTCTACCAGTTGGTGATCTGTAAATTTTATATCCGTGTTGTTTGGCAAAATCTATTGTCTTTTGTAGACCAGCCATTGCGTCATCATTAACGCCTTCCGCCATACCTTCTTCGTTGTATTGTGAGGAGCTATGGGCAGAATCTATTTTTCCTGTTTCAGGATCATATTGATGTGAATGAGTGTCGCCAAATAAATCATCTTCGTGTCTTGCAAAATATCCACCGTTGCTTGTTTTACTAAATGTAACTGTTCCTTTTCCATAGTGCTGTAGAAGTGCTTTTTTAACTTTTTGCTCCACTGCCCCGCTGAATCCTTCACCTTCCGCCACACCTTTGCTCATATACTTTTTAAGTTTTCCAGCAGCTTGATCCATACTAGCATCACGCTTGTTAACTTGTTTGTGTAAATTATTTGCTTGATCCTCATGGTCATATGACTTGGCCACAGCAGAAGCAGTACCCTTGTCATACAAATTGGTTGCTTTTTCTGAGTGACCTGCGGCTTTGTCCAGCATTTTAGCATTTGACTTCTCAGCTTTCTTGCCATAAGATGACAGAGTATTGACGCTTAATTCGTTTAAGGCGCCTTCCGCCACAGGTGGTTGTTGACCAGTACCGGGCGCTGCCATTGGATCGGCTACAGCCGGATCAGATTCAGGTTGGGCCATGGTGTCAGACTCGGGTGTTTGAATCCCCAGTTCGCTCAAGCGACTCATGACTTCAGTGTCATCCCAAGCATTGGCACGTGGATCACGGTCGGCTAGATCAATCAGTCTATCAAACAACATATCATCGCCTACCAAGTCATACAATTGTTCTGTGGCATTGGTAGCATCCGGTCCGACTATGAGTTCTTTACTCATCAACTGTTTGAGTCTAGTCAATTGTTCCGGAGTCTCAGGTAGATTCCATGTGCCTTCGGACAGATGGTCTATCCATGATTCAAATATGTCAGCTTCTTTCATAACGTTTCCTTGTTGTATTCTTGCCAGCAATGGCAATGCGTCTTCAATCCGTGTGTCCAATGTTTGTTCAATAAACATGGTCTTGATGTCTTCTACCAACTTTTCATGATCCACTGATTCAGCTGGATGCCAGGATTCAAAGTATGTAGAATAACCTCTATGCGTACTCATGCGTTTGATATGCTCACGCAAATTCTTATAATATGTTTTTGCTTGTTCCACAATCTCTTGTGTAACACCTTCCATGACTCTGCCGGCACTGGCACGATTGAATCGACTTAATACCTTGAGTTCTCCAACCATTTCACAAATATGATTGCCACGTATATCGTAGGGTTTGCCACCTTGTTTCACATGTTCTAACATGGCACGCCCACCACCTAAGTTGGTAAATGGAAGTTTAAAACGTTCGCCATCAGCTGTTTCGATAAAAATGCTTTCTACGTAGCGAAATCGAGCATCGTTTTCACCTAACACACGATTGTGCTTGAGCATGAGTCGTGCTTCTGTGGGCTCTCCGGCATAGCTCACACGCTTGTTACCATAATACCCTTCAAACAGCCCTTCTGTAATGGCAGCAATGCCAGCTTGTATATGCTTGAGCTTGCTGATATCTGTCAAGGTTGCATGCCACCGATTACGATGTGCTAGATTTGTCAGTGTATGTTGAAACTCAAAAAATTCATTGCGGTCCTTGTGATCTTCAATGGTCTTGCCAAGATTGTCACCGTACATGACAAACATTTCATTGTCGTCTCCCAGCACTATAACCATGGTACCATAGTTGTTGCCCGAACTACCAATATAATCAAAGCTAAATGTTTTGGCAGTAGAGGCATCCTTGACTGGGCGGCCGTCTTTACCCAAAAATTCCGGGTGGAAATTATGTGTTTCTAACAAATCGTTTAGTTTTTGTTCAATATTGAGTTCTTGTGCCATAGTTGTATATTTAGTATCAACGCATCATAGACACAAACGGCAAAGGCTCAATTATATTGTCGCCGTGGTCCTTCAAGTGTGCATCAAGGTCAGGATGATAGCTTTGTAGCATTTGTAGCATGCGTACAGCAAGGATAGTACTCATTACTAGATCATCAGTTTCTCCGGGCTTGGCAGCATAGCTTACGCCATTTGCAACAAATGTTTTTAACTCGGAAATCAATGGTTTACTACGGATATTCATTCTATGCGTTTCTACCAAGTGCTTGAGTTTACTGCATGCACCAATCTTACTTTTAGCTGTGGTGTTAAATCCCTTGCGGTATCTACGGCCGCCGCCAGCACTGGCAGAGTCACTCAAGAAATATCCACGTATGTTTTCTTCACCAAATTCCGCAATACTGATCAAAGCAGCTTCACCAATGGTGTTATTTTCCACTGAGTAATAGACCATTTTATCGTCACCAACCACAGTATACAATTGATTTACAATATCTGCCAATATACGTATCTGCTCAGGAATGGTGGTTTTGTTGTGCCGCCATTCTGCTACCTGTTCCGTTGTGCCTGCTTCAAATACCTGTATGGCACTGGGATCTCCACCTGTGCCCAGGCTAGGATCCAATGCAACCACATAAATTGATCCAGGTTTGGGATCAGCATACCATCGTACTTGCCCAGTTTTCTTAAAAGGTTCTATGCCTTCGAGATCAATCAATGTGGTGGCAGCAATCAACGTTTCATCATTTATAATAAATTCGCAATTCATCTCACGACGAAATCTATCTTCTCCCAGTTGTGCTCGTTGTTGTTCTCCCCAGGCATGATCTCGGTCCGGATGTTCCTCCCAATAACTGCGGAATGCTTTGAATCCATTTATTCCAAGTTCGGTATTGTTGCCATGTTCGTCCATGGTCTTATTGGCGCCTTTCCATAAAAACGCAAACTGATCTTCGTCTGAATTCGGGGTTGATGTAATAATTGCTTTACCACCAGTTGCTAGTGTAGGCGAAATACTGGTCCAAAATTCTTTAGCAATTGTGGGTCTAACAAATGCAAACTCATCTGAATATAACAACGAGATACTCATACCCCGTCCGGTTGTTTCTGTTGTGGTTTGACTTACAATACGACTACCGTTGTCAAAGTCTATTGACCCTTTGTTATAGCTGGTAACTCCGGCACGTATGTGATTTGGA